GTTCTATATCTAATCAAATGGGGAAGCTATATGCTTCCCTTTTTGCGTAAATCCAAATTGATTTTTTTATATATAATAATAGGAAACATATACTATGATTTATCTAAATAAAAGTGAAGTAAATACATTGGCGTTAAACATTATCAATAACGCAAGACCTGATTATACAGGTTATACATTGACGTTTACACACGCAATGTCACAAGATGTTAAAACTTATTCAATTGAAACTGCAAATCCATCACAATTTAACTACAATAGTCGCTATTGTAATGTTATATTAGATTTAACAACAGATGATTTAAGATATTTGGGACAATATAATTTAACAATAAAAGGGGATGGTACTGATGTGGTTTATATCAATTTAGCACATCTAAATGGTACAGAAGAAACCAATCCATTTATATCTTATGTTAGTCCAAATGAAGATAATAGCAATTATGTTTATATACAAGAATAATTATGAATGAATTAAAAAAAGTACAATTAAGTAAAATAGATTTTCACGCAGCAACACCAATTGTGTTTTCTGAAATAATAAATCGTACACCTTATGTATATTATGGTGATAATAATCAGATGCCACAATACCTTATTGATGCAATGAATGGCTGTGCTATTCACAAAGCAATTTTAACAAGCAAGGTTAACCAAATATGTGGTGATGGAATTGTTTCATTAAATAATCCAATGGCTTCTATTAATCTAATTAATGAAAGCGAAACAGTTTCAGATGTATTAAGAAAAATAGCATTTGATTTGGTATTATTTGGTGGTTATGCTTTAAACATTATTAAAACAAAAGATGGAAAAGGTATTGCTGAAATTTATCATTTAGACTTTTCAAGAATTAGAAGTGGTAAAATCAATCCTGAAACAGATAAGATTGATTGTTATTACTATTCACCTGATTGGACAAATATTAAAAAATATCCGCCACAAGAATATCCACGTTTCAATATGAACGATAAATCTGCATCACAGGTTTATTACTATAAGTGCTATATGCCAAACAATTCATATTATCCAATTCCTGACTATTCAGGTGCTTTGAACGCTGTTTCAATTGATGTGGAATTAAAGAATTTCCATTTGAATAATTTGCGTAAGGGTATGGCACCTTCATTATGGATAGACTACAACAATGGTGTACCAGAACAAGAAGAACAACGTCAATTGGTACGTGCATTAGAAAATCAATATGGTGGAACAGATAATGCTGGTACAGCAATTATATCTTTTAACGAAAGCAAAGAATTAGCACCAACAATTACACAGATAGCAAGAAACGAAAGTGATAATTACTATGCACAAATATATGATGATATTCAACGTTCAATTTTATCAGGACATAAAGTGTCATCAGGTGAACTTTTTGGTATATCATCAGCAGGTAAATTGGGAACAAGTTCTGAAATTGTTGACCACAGTCAATATTTTAGAAAGACAGTTATCATGCCATACCAATCAGAAATACTTCCAACATTGGATAAATTAGTATCAATTAAATTTGGTACACAAACAACATTTGAAATAAAACCATTATCAATTTACGAAGTTGGTGATGTTATTGAACAACCAATTGTAGAAAATTAATTAATATGTCAGCAGGAACTTTACTAATATCAGAACAGAAATTAAAAAATTTCACACAAATTAATAAGAATTGTGACATTGATGTTTTACGTGCAGAAATTACCATCACGCAAGACATTTCACTTCAAACTTTATTGGGTACATTATTTTATGAACACCTATTAAGTTGTGTTAGTGCTACAGGAAATACATTCAATGCAGATGAAAAGATTTTGGTTGATGAATATATTTCCAAATTCTTAATTCACCAGTCATTTTATCAGGCTTTACCTGCATTACATTTACGTGTGATGAATAGGGGTATAGTTGGTGGACAAGATAGTGATAATTCAAAATATGCAGATATGGAAACATTAAAATATTTGCGTTCAATTCAAAAAAACACAGCAGATTTTTATATGACACGTTTGCAAGATTATCTTAATACAGGACACGGTGTTGGTAAATTCCCACAATATCTTACAATGTCAATTACAGATGGTATGATACCTGATAGAAGCCAAAAATACAATTCAGGTATATTTTTAAGACATACAACAAGAAAAGGTTATCCAATGACTGATGTATATAAAGGTATCCAATCATATTCGGATATTGAAAAATCTAATCCCCCTTGTTACGACTGCTATTAATTATGAAAGATTTATTATTAATTATAATCCCTTCAATTGTATCAGCTTTTACAGGTTGGTTCATTGGTAGAAAAAAAGAAAACGTTGATTTGTGTGGTGAACGATTGGATGCATTAGAAAAAAGCATCACAGTTTATAATACAATCATTGATGATATGGCAAAGAAAATTGAAACCTTATCAAAAGAAATAAATAAACTTGAAGGAAAAATTCAAAGTTTACTGGCAGAAAATAAACATTTAAAAAAACAAAATAGTATATGATAAATTTTCCACAAAAAATTGAAAATGAAACGGTTGGACAATATATTTCAAGATTATTGTCTGAAAAAATAATAACAGTAAGTCAAATTCATTTGGCGATACAACACTTTAATAAATAATAATTATGGCAACAGTAGCAGAATTTTTATCAGCATTAAGAAATAGTTCACCACAAGTTCACATACTACACAATCAAACAAAGGTGTACAGCGAACATGTAGCATTAGGTGATTATTATGATGATGTGCTTGATTTAATAGATAGAATAGCAGAAACTTATACAGCACTATATGGTGAAATTGAAGGTTATCAAAGCAAACCATATTTTGATTGGACAAGCACACAAGATACAATTAAGTATTTTCAAGCACTATATTCATATGTGCAATCAAGTAGAAATATATTTACAGATAGTTTTATACAAAACATTGTGGATGAATTATCTGAATTAATAGCACAAACGTTATTCCGTTTATCATTAAACCAAATGTAATATGAACAAATTAGAATTAATACAAAAAATAAAAGTAGAATTGGCTAAAGCCAAACCTGCTATTTACGAAAACGATTTTGCATCTTATCCCTGGGATAAGTGTATTGCAGACCAAACAAAAGCATATGGTGATAAAGCAACAGCCGAAGCTGTATGTGGTAAAATAAAATCTGAAAACCAATCAAAACAAGAATTTAAAATACCTGCACCAAATTCTGGTGAAAGTCAAAATGATTATGTATCAAGATGTATGAAAGTTATTGGTTCAGAAAATAAACCACAAGACCAATTGGTTGCGATATGTATTGCAACTTATGAAAACAAATAGTTATGCCAGTAGAAAAAGTATATGAATTAAAAATTGAAGATGACGATGATATTTCAGGTGTAGATTTTATATCTATTGTAGATGAACCTGCAATTGAAGTTAACTTTGTAGCTTTCAACAAACATAAGGATGTTGAAGAACATTCATTCCATATACCTGATAATGAAGATAATGTTTATTTGGAAAAATTAATTCCAATTGGTAAACCTGAACAGGAATTATTTGATGATGGTTGGGAATTGGATACCATTCAATTCTTAAGCAAACAAGATTTTGCTATATCAACCAATCCAAATTCACCTTCATTTGAAGATACACCTGAAAGACGTGTTCGTTACAAGTATATTAAAAACCCACAAGCAAAGGGTGATGATTTAATTAAAACATCAAGGGATTTTTGTAGGGAATTAATTAGCAAGAATTTGGTATGGACAGCCGATGATATGGAAAAGACAACCAATGAATTTGGTGACAGTGCATTGGTTTGGCGTGGTGGATATAATTGCAGACACGTATGGTGTCGTATGTTGTATAAACCAACAGGTAATATCTTAAATAAAGCAGTTGCAAATACAGGTAAACTACCAGGACAAACTGAAAATGGTGCCAATTTAGATGTATTGGGTTATCCACAACCTGATACAAGAACAAAGCACCCATCATTTGCTAAAGTGAATTGTGAAAAGATTAGTATGGACTATGACGATACATTATCAACAGCAAAGGGTAAAGAATTGGCTAAAAGTTTACTGGCAGCAGGTAATGATGTATCAATCATCACCAGACGCAATAAGAACGATTTACAGCCTGTTTTAAGTGTAGCTAAGGACTTAGGTATCCCTGCCAGTAAAGTTCACGCAACGGACGGAAAATTGAAATGGGAAACCATCAAGAAATTGGGTATCCAAAAGCATATTGATAACAATCCTAATGAAATTAAAGCAATCAAGGATAATGTTAAAGGTGTGGATGCTGTGCAATTTGATTATGTTAATAGCTTACCTGCATTTGTGGACAATCCAATCAAAAAGAAAAAGAAGAAAGGATTTGCTGATGTTAAAGATGAATTGTTCAAGGAAGAATTTGGTTCACATACCGATTATCCTGA